TGGAAGCTACGTTGTCAGCAAGAACGTTTACTCCCTTCATAATTTTCTGTTGTAGAGTTTGTTTGCTGTCATAATCTCTAGTCAATAATCACCTCTCTAGTAATAGTATAATCTCTTTTCGGTTATATGTCAAGTATTATTCGGTTGTCTTTGTAATATCTTTTTCAAGTTCATCGGCTGCACTTGCAGCTGTGTTTCCTGCCGGCTTGTCCTCTGGGTTAGCAAGATAAGTATTTAAGTTGTCGGTAGTTGTCTTGAGTGCTTCCAAGATCTTATAAAAATCATTATAAAGTTCTTTTAAAATCCCCTGCGCCTTTAGGCGAACTTGGTTAGAACTAGGAAGCGTAAACGCCTCAGTCATCAGCACCGATCCCAAACCAGAATGCCCCTTGGGTCCTTTAATATAATCTGTCTTGCTTAAATTAAATTGAGTTTTTCCGCTGCCGGGGGACGGGACGCGTCCAAGTTCTTGGAATATCTTAAATTTTTCCCAAGTGAAATCAAATTCCCAAAAATCTAACTTAACGCCATCGTCGCCGGCGGTTTTTAACACAATAATATACTTCATACCAACAATCTTATCGTCAGCAACAGATGGGACAGGTGCGTCTTTTTCGCTGGCCAACCGATCATAATCGAACACAAATTTCTCTAATTCATGATCCCACTTCGTTGGCACTACTTGCTGTGTTTTGGGATCCCACATAGCTTCAGGCCCAAGACGAGGCTTGCGTACCTCATCCACTTGAGTTTTGCCTATCGCGGAACCCCATGCTTTCCTTAGTTCAGCCGCTTCGGGGATTTGCCCAGCAAACGAATTAAGCAAATCGCTCACACTGCCATGGACACCCCCGCCCTTGTACGCTAGCAACTTTAAACTAACAGGTACGCCATCAGCGGCGTCGGGTAGTCTAATAGTAAAATCAGCAATCGTTTTCTCTTGACCAGGCTGCGATGCTGGAATCTGCGCGGAGTCGCCGCCAGCCATTGCAGCCAAAAACGCCTCAAAAAGGAAGCCAGCTGGCGAAGCGCTATATTGTGCGCCCGTAACAATCGCAGCAAGTGTATCCAATAGCAAAATATTAGATATAACCTGAGATATGGGCTGTTGCTCTCCTTTACCTTCTAAAGCCATGGTGGCAAAATTCTGTAGCTGTGCTATTCTGTTTCTCAAAGTCGCAACAGGATCACCGGAAGAGGCGCCTCCTATTCTTTCAACAAATTTGGTTATATCCGTTCGCTGTAAAGAGCCGGGGGTGCCCCACGCCTCACTAAGCTGAACAAAAGGTAATGCGATGTCAATTGTTTCTGTCTCTTTCTTTTCGGTGGAGATCGCATCCTTGCCTTCCTTTTCTTCCCCTATCACCTCTGGCTCAATGGCATCATACAAGTGCTCAACCATTTCCATTAACATAGAAAAATCGATAGGCTTCTTCTCTTCTTTCTTTTTATATTCGTTCTTTAAAATCTCAGATAGTTCAGACATATGTTTTCCTCATAATATTTCGTCAGCGATCCCTAACTTAATTGCTTGCTCTGCAGATAAATAGACATTCACTTTACGTTTTAACATTTTTTTAAGTTGAGATTCTGTCATTTTTGTTTCCTCTACTAAACAATTTATGTACATTTTTTGTAGTTCTTCCACTGCCTCTAATTCGTTAACGAGATCATGAATATTTCCCTGGTTGCCTGCACTTACTGAATGAATCATAATACGACAATTCTTCGCGATCCTACGCTTGCCCTTTGTTCCACAAGCAAGCAATGGCACACCAGCCGACATTACTTTTCCAACTCCCACAGTGTGAATCTCTGTTGTCTTTTGAATGTTTTTCATTATATCATATAATGCAAACATATCATCAGCAGAACCGCCATATGTTGAAAGATAAAACTCAATAGGCTCTTTCTTTTCCTCTTTTTTGTTCTTGTTCGTTTCGTTCAAATACATAAGAGCGTGAACTATTTCTGCTATTGGCTCTTCCTGTATGTCTGAAAATAGGCCAATCGTTCTTAGATTAAGTTCTTCTCCGTTCTGCCTAGTGGGATCGACCAAGACCACCTTCTTTTCTTCTATTGTTTCTTCAACCCCTTCAAGGATTGTACGAAGTTTTTGTTTTATAAAGTCCATTAAATCACTCTTCAGTAAAGAACGCACGAGCCACCTCCTTGTGTTGTTCTAAAAACTCCATCCCTGATTTCCAATCATCAAAATCTAAAATCTCTTTAAAGAATTTAGAGTGTTGTTCCACAATATGTTTTATTGCTTTTTCTTTATACGACTCGATAGCCAAATCAATGTTGATAGTATAAGCATTAATATTCTGTTCACTCGCGTTGCTTTCTTGGAGGGTGAGAATTTTATAAGTTCTTGAGAAAGCAAAGTTTTCCATTGACCTTGCAAGGATGGCCAAGCTAATGACTTGGGCACTCTTTACTATTAATATTCCGGTCCTAGTGGCACGGAAAAAATAAAACGTCCTACACGTCGCATAACCGAATACAAATACTAAAAAATATTGTAACCACTCCATTTGTCACCTTTTCAAGAAAAAAACCACTAATATTTCTATCAGTGGTTTATTATAACAACTCGTTAAATTTTTGTCAACTACTTTTTCAAAAGTCTGCTCATAATTCTTTCGGCCAACTGATCTGCCATCTTTTCTTTTTGAGATTCCTTCATTAGACGGGCGGCAACGCGACGGGCGACTTCTTGCATCATTTCTTCTTCTCCACCCATTTCCATTTCCTCACCTCCTTCAGGGGGCTCTTCTTCCATACCCATGGGCTCTTCTTCGGGCACTTCGCCCATATCCATATCCATTTCCATCTCTTCTTCCTCTTCGCCACCTTCGGTGCGTTCAGCATCCATCACGATGCCGTAAGGCTCAAGAGCGTCTCCCATGGCGTCAAGCATAGTTTCCAGCGCATCTTCCACGGCAGCAACAGCATCAGGGGCAAGTTCCTCGCCTTCTTCTTCCATGCCTTCTTCGTCTTCCATTCCCATTTCGTCTTCCATGCCCATTTCGTCTTCCATGCCCATTTCGTCCCCAACAGGCTCTTCCTCGGGCACTTCTTCAGCGGCCATGTCCACCTCTTCTTGTTCAGAAAGTGTGTTCATCCTATCTGCGCCAACAGCTGGCATACTAGCCAGCTTCATAAATCTCCGAATCTCTGATTCAGTTAACAAAGTCTTTCGAGCCATTAGAAATCTCCTTAAAATACATAAACTCAAATATAAATAGTGTTGTGCTTCAATAACGGCATTAAAAAAGCAAACTCGTTCCAGATAGTCGTTTTTTTAGTTTTTCTAAAGCTTTAACTTCTATTTGTTTCACTCTCGCAAAAGATATACCTAAACGATCTGCCGCTTCGCGAAGAGTCATCCTACCGTTCTCATACACAGATATCAAACAACAATTCTGTTCCTTTTCAAAATCTATCCAAAGGCGGCATTCTGTTATGGGGCACGCTATATCTTTCTCCAAACAATATTTTGAACATCCTAATAAACCATCTCCTTTCATAGCTCTGGGTACTCCTCTTCTAGTAAATCAAAAATGTTTTCAATCTCGTCCTCACTAAGCGCAAAGTCCTTGAGAGTTGTCTTTCCTTTGTTGCGTAGTTGCGCAGATTTTGCTTTTTTGATCTTAGACTGATCTTTTACTTCATCAACATACCCTTGAATTCTATGATCGCCTGTGATATATGCAGTTATCATGTGGCGAAAGAAAGCAGACTGTGTAAGTCCGTCCTGTTTTAATCTAATTAAAAGCTGAGCTTGACGATGATCATTGTCTGTGAAGATTATCCTTTTAGTTAAGTTTCCATAATCTATTTCGGTAGACATCACCACTCCCTCGTTTTAATATGGGTATGGCTTTCGGATAAACCAGAATGTGTTTGGCGCACGAACAGCGCTCTGGCATGCAACTCCTCGATAGAGCGACAGCCACTATATGACAATCCAGAGCGGATTCCTCTTTCTAAGTCTTCCAATATAGGCTCAACAGAGCCTCGATACGGAACTCTAGCGGAAACCCCTTCAAAAGAACTATATTTTCCGCGCCAACTCACCTGGGCCTCTTTGCTCGCCATCCCTCGATACGACTTCCAATGGAAGCCATCAGAATCCTCAAGAATTTTTCCTGGCGTTTCGTCAGTTCCGGCCAACAATGAGCCACACATTACAGCGTGAGCACCAGCAGCAAGAGCTTTCACAATGTCGCCTGAGTTTCTAATGCCGCCATCAGCAATGATAGCCACATCCCTGTCTGTCTTTGCGCACTCCATAATGGTTTGGAGCCCTGGCATTCCGTGTCCTGTCTGGATACGTGTGGAACAAATAGAACCTCCTCCGATATTGCAACGAACACTATCTGCTCCCCAATCAGCCAAATCGTTAATACCCGGAAGAGTAGCCACATTCCCTGCCATGATGTGAAAACCATCAGAGCAAATTTTTCTTAAAGAACGTAGCGCCTCCTTCATAACAATGTGGTGGCCGTGGGCCACGTCAATACACAAGAAGTCCGCGCCGGCATCCAATAGCTCTTCTGCTCTTTCAAGATAATCGCCCGTAATGCCAATGGCGGCACCTACGTTGTTTTCTATCCTCGACATAAAGTTTAAACCAATAAAATTACATACACTTTTAACTAAAGCAGCCTGTTCATCGATTGTATTATAACGATGAATAATTGCTGTTCCGCCGTATGATGTCATGGCCACGCCCATATTGCCTTCTGAAATTGTATCCATAGGAGAAGAAATAATGGGGAGCTTCAGTGCCACCCCTTTTCCCAAGTTAGAAAAAATATCTACTTCACCCCTCGTGCGGATATCAGAATACTGAGGCACCAACAATACATCATCATATGATAAGACTTCTTGCATTATTTCTCCTTCTCAATGAATTCTCTTATATCATTTATATGATACCACGTCTCTTTGTGTGGCTTTTCAGGGTCCTTCAATACTCTAATCCTCGGCTTTGCAACACCGGTTTTAATCACAGTAATCGTAGGGACGCCGCTAAAGCCCATAATCTTTTGTATTTGAGGATAATCGCCTATGTTAAAGGCAAAAAAATGTAGTCCTGAATAGCTCTCGTCTTCTGCGATGTCCTTATAGGAATCACTTAACTGATGGCAAAGCGGACAAGTATTAGAATAAAACTTAACAACACAAGTTGCCGACTCTCTTACTTTCCCCCCAAGAAGCTTTTGCAAAGCTATTTTTGATAACCTATTGATCTCCATGTGTGTTCTCCTCCACTGTTTGTTTGGCTTTTTCAATGCAATCAGGACAAAACAGGCGCACCTGTTCTTCCTCTTGATGTACGACAACAGACCATGACATAACCATCTCTTTATCTTTCTTATCAAATGGTTCGTAACACGTATCGCACTTGTCGGGTAACAACCCAAATAGCGCCACCTTTTGAGACATCGCTTTCTCTGCCGGGGATGTTTTCTTTTCCAGGGCGCGCCTTTGCTTCCTGTTCATTATCGCTCCATCGTGTACACAGATGGGTACAAGTTTCGAATGTATGAAGAACCCGAAGTAAACACCACCACCGCAGAAGGAAAGGGAGCCGAATTCTTGGAATCGCCAAATTTAAGGCGGCCTTTAATAAAATGAATCTCTGATGCTCTCATTATATAATTGTGCCAGTACTTTGTATCTGTCCTGGCAGGGATGAGCATCACTACTTTAGTGTTATCCTTCTGGCTTTCTCTATATCCCTTCTCTACCCACTCTGAGAGATTCCGATAGGGCGGATTAACAAAGACAGTTTCCCCTTCCCAGTCTTGGGCCAGTCCATTATCTTCAAGAGTATAATATTTCTTAGCCTTGTGATTGTCGTCAGTAGCACACGGATCCAAAGTAAACTTTCCGAATCTCCAGTCTAGCTTATTAAAAAATTCTTGTGGTGTTGCCCATTCGCCCGTCTTTGAACTAAATAATGTTTTTTGTGTTGTTTTGTTCATTTGATTTCAAATACCTCGACATATTCTTGGAGATCCTCTTCCCATTCAAATGCTCGGTAATCGCCCTTGTTCATTTGTTTAACAAACAAAATCTTAGTTGGCATTGGCATGCCGGCAAACAGCACTGCAGGATTTGTATAGTAGTTCTTGATTTCTTTCAAGGCCTTAACAATACCCTCATCAATGCTCTTAGTAGAGTTAATTGCAGAATCCAAAGTCTTACCAACACGAAGCGTCAAATAAGCGGGCGTTCTTATCAAAGATGGCGGCAAGTCCTTCA